TGTATCATATTCTCTTGCTCTGCTATTATTTCCAAGTATTTTACTATTAGACTATGCTTATCCATTATTTTTCTCCTGTCTTTTTTTTCTTTTCTCTCTTAGTTTTTTCTTTTCTTTAGTTGTCATTTTTAATCTCCTCTCCAATTTCTACAAAATCAACTGACAACAATTCATCACTTGCTTCTCCTGCTGTTTTAACCAATTCATCATCTGTGTATATGTCTGCATAAAATCCTAATCTTGATAATGCTTTATTTATCGTATCTGTTTCTAACGATTTTCTGTATGATGGATTTATCTTAAATTCTTTATTTTCTACTGAAATAATTGGTGTGCTGTTTGATATTGTAAACTCTGTTTTATAATCTCCTTCATTTACATAAAATACTGCATCTACTATTCCAAGAATAAAACTATTATTTATTCTTTGCTCTGTGTGTACTACATCTTTTAATCCCCAACATTTACCATAAATACCAAACTCTTCTGTTCCTTTTTTAAGTCTGTTTATTGATGGAACTGTTTTTAATATTACTCCTTCTCCAACATCTAACTCTTTGATAATATCTTTTGGTGTTACTTCTACTTTTTTCCAAAGTTCCATATTCTTATTACTCATTATACATACTCCAATACTAAATCTTTTATCTCATCTGAAAAATCATAACCTTCATAGTCTTTTGCTATATTTTTAATTCTTGTTATAATATCTTCTAACTCTTCTATCTCGTTTTCAACTGCACTAAAAAAGTTTTCCAATGCTGTTTCCCCTTTTTCCTGTTCTGCTAGATGTCTATTTAAAGCTTCTGTATTTGCACATCTTTCCATTATCTTATCTCCTTTTGCATTTTGACTATATCGTTGTATGTTTTTTTAGTAATAAACATAATACCATCACAAGCTTTCACATTTTTTACTACTAGAATATACAAAACTCCATCTATCCAAAACTCTTCTCCATTATTTACTTTTATTGCTTTTGAAAAATCTTGTCTATCTCCTTGCCCATCTCCTGTTAATACAAGTGTTCTTTTTCTCCCATAATAACTTACATCATCTTGAAACATTGTATTTTTTTCTCTTAAATCTACAACTGTAAAATCTTCCCCTTGAATATTTATCTTTGTTCCATTTGTTAAATTCATTACTTTACCTCTCTTAATTTTCCCATTGTTGCAAATGGTGCTTCGTGAATTGAAACTACACTTGCTTTATTATCTGTATCTTTATCCATATTGTATGCTGTGATTTTTGCCTGTTGTTTTGCATCTGCATCATCTTCTGCATATATATAAAAATCAACTGTTACTGCATATCTGATTTCTTTTGTCATATCTTACCCTTTGTACTTTGTGATTTCTATTTTTCTTACTATGTATTGAAGCAAATCTTTTTCACTTCTTGAAGTAATAAATCTAATTGGATTTTTTCCAAAATCATTCCATCTTTCTTCTGCATATCCACCTGTTTCTGAATATCCTGTTGCTCGTCTAAACCCTTCGTAATCCAATCTATTATCACAATACTTTTGTAATATGTTTAAATCTTCAAATCTCATCTTAATCTCCTTACTTTCTTTTGATACCCTAATTATACCAAGTTTTTGTTAAAATGTCAAGTGTTTTGAGTTGTTTTCACAAGTTTTTGTTAAAGTTGTTATTTTTGCTGTTGTATAAGCTTGTAGTATCTTGCTTCTTTTCTTTTAGTTCTAATAATTGCATATCTTCTGCATTGCTCCACTTTGAGTAGTGGATATTTTTATCTATTGCCTGTTCTGTTGATTTTAATCTTCCAAGCTTTTCGTTATTTCTTCCAAGTCGTACAGTTTCTTTTCCTGCATCTGTTCCTCTGTATTCTTTATATTGTTTTTGATGATGTTCTTTATTATTGTAATAGTGCTTACTTGCACTTTCTTTTATCTTTTCCTTGTGGAGTTTATAGTATTGTTTCCTATAAACTCTCTCATCTTCTTTATTTGCAAATGGCATTACAATTCTCTCACATTCCATTCACAACTGCAATCCAAATGGTTTATAACCCAATGTCTTGCATCTTCCAATGTTTCTGCTTCAAAATCATACTGTGTATCTCCTTTGTATTCAGGATACACATTTTCTGCCCAAGCTATAAATTTTACTGTGAATAAATTAGGACTTCCATCTTTTTTAATAAAATACTCATAATCTCTATTCCATCTTGCTTTTGCATCTTCAAGTTCTTTTTCTTCTCCACCTCTTGCATTGCAATCTTCACAAGATATATACCAACTATCAACCTGCTTACTATCTTCAAATCTTACTTTTGCTATTTGCTTTAGATTATTGCTTTCACAAAATGGACATTCTAATAAATCACTAATTACTATTTTATTTTTCAAAACAAAACTCCTTCTTTTTTACATCTTAATTGCTCTTCAACTTTTGCAGGATATTTAATAACTGTGTATTGAAAATCTTTACCTTTTCCAAATGGTGTTTGCACTTCAACATATTCTGTTTCAAAATCATACCCATCTGCTTTCAACATACTTATAATTGCACCAAGTCTTGATATGTAGTTTTTTAAACATTTATTTCTTGTTACCTTTCCATCTTCAAATAATATGTTTTCTACCCATTGCTTCTGTGTTGTATTCAACATTATATTATCTCCATTTCACATTAAATTTTTTATACTGTTCTCTTGAAAAACTTGTATCATCATACTCTTCAAATTCGTGTACCTTTGGTATAAAATCTTCTATGTTTGTAACTGTGTGTATTGCATTGTATATTTCCCCACTTATATCATCATATATAAATACTGAATTAAATCCACTATTCAAATTTGGTGTTTCATTTATTTCTTCAAGCATTTTATTGAAATACCTTTTTGCTCCTGCAAATGTCTTAAACTTTTTTGTTTCTCCTCTGCTTTTAAAATCTTTTATATCTGAAATCCAATCATATCCACCAACTTCATCATTGTAGTAGTAAAAATCACTACTACAAAATACATCAAAACTATTTTCCTCTACTTTCTCTTTAGTTATCATCTTGTTCTCCTAAAAAACTTTTTACTTCGTTATGGCATACTCTTCCTGTTTCTTTTACTACTTTTCTACAATGTTCTAATAACTTTTCTGCTGTACTTCCTAAACTCATTACTTGTCTTGATATTACAGGGCTTACACCATCTGTTAAATAATAAGCTAATTCAATATTATCACTTAAATCCATACCACCACCTGTAAGTGCTAAACCACATACATCTAAATCTTCCATTTCAATTACTACACATATTCCTGCATATTTTTCAACTAGCTGTACTTGTTCCTCAAATGGTTTATCTTGCAATATGTGCATATAATTCATCATTGGTACATAAGTTTCTCTTAGTTCATCAAATGCTTGTGTTTCTTTGAATTTATCAACTAGACTTATTCTATGTTCTTCTTCTGTTTCATCTTCATCTTTCTCATCTGAAAAATCATCATAAAAATAACCAAACTGTTCTGTTTTTGATAAAAGCTTATCATCTGCTTCTGTTTCGCTCCAAGATAGATTTTCATAACCTTCTCCTTCAAACTTTTCACTCCAATCAATATCTATACAATAACTCATCTCATACTCCTATTTAAAATTTCATCAATTCCTTGTGCTACATACACTCCAAAACCTGCCTTCATATATACTGCAAATGTTTTACACATTTCCTTCTGTGTGTAATTTGTAGCATCTATCCTTTTGCTTAAATTCATATCTTCATTTCTTATCTCTAATATTACCATCTGTAACTCCTTTCTTTTGATACCCTAATTATACCAAGTTTTTGTTAAAATGTCAAGTGTTTTGAGTTGTTTTCACAAGTTTTTGTTAAATTCTTTTAATCTTAGTCATAATATCCATTACTGTTGGAGATATAACATCATCTTTATAATCTATCTCAACTATTTCACTCTTTTTATTCTCCAATAGTTTTTTCTCTTCTTCTACTTGCTTCCTGCTGTAATACTTCACTACACCTACCCTAGACTGATTTTCTAGTAGATATTGATACACAACTGCCTTTTCTCCACTTTCTAGCTTTAAATAGCTTCCGTGTTCGTTTATGTATGATTTATTTAATATGTTACAGTCCTTATCTAATGCAAGTACAACAAAATCAAAATAATTTCCAAGTCCATATCCAAAATCTTTATTCTTGTAATATGTTTCTACATAATTTTGTATCTGCTCTACTGTTTTAAATGGCTCTTCTCCTGCTTCTAATCTTTTTTGCATTTCTATTCTGCGATATTCAAACAATGCTGTTTTAGTAATTAGTTCTTTACTCATCATTGGCTCTATGTATGACATTCTAAATATCAAAAAGTTTTTTAGTTGATTATTTGGTATGTCTGATATTAGTTCACTTACTAAACTCGCTTGTACTTCGTTTATTTCCATACCCTGCATTAAAAATTCTATTCTATTCATCTATTTTCTCCATTGCAAATATTATGTACTCATATTCATATCCATATCCATCACAATCACAATGATTTTGACTTTCACTAAAAGTGCAACTACAACCACCTTTGTTTATTTCTTCAAATTTTTCTGTAATTATTTCTTGAAAAGTAAAATCTGTATTGTGCATTTCCATTAAATCAACTTCAATTTCAATCTTCTCATCTCCATTTTCTAAATACTCAAACTTACCTACTGCTATTATTTTAATTTTCATTTTACCAATCTCCATAGTGTTTTTTTAGTTCATCTTCTTTTCTGAATTGTGCCACTTTCCATCTCATTCCACCATAGGGTCTTTCCATCTCCAATGCTAGTTCCATTATTGTCTTTTTTTTGTAGTTCTTTTTTATATATTTTAATTCATCTTCTGTGTATTCTTTTCTTTTTCTTTTTGCTTTTTTACCGACTACACTAATAATTGCCTTTTGCCTAAATGGCTGTGTATGCTTACCACTTTTTTCATAGTGCCATTTATGTTGATGTTGTTCGCAACAAAATGTTTGATTTCTTCTCGCTGTTTCAAATTCCTTTTCGCAATATTTACACATAATTTTATTCTTTGGCTTTAATCTTTTTGCATTTAGTCTGTCTTTGTTCCTGTGGTAAAAATCATTGTTCCATTTTCTTTTTTGTGCCTTAGTTGCCATTTAGAATACACAACCATCTTGCTCTACTTGCTCTTTGTAATATTCAATCTTTTGTGTATCATCATCTATGTATGTGTTATTATAAAATCCTGCAAAATCTTTAAAATCTTCTATTTCATTTTGCTTACACAATCTACATATATGACACAATCCATCTGTTTCTATTGGCTCTTCTTTACATTGCCTACAATTTTGAGTAAGTGCTACAAATTCATTCACTTCATCTCGTAATGCTTCTCTTAAATCTTTTTCGTGCATACTTGCTATTGTATATAATTTATTTTCTTCATCATTATTCATTAATCTACCTAGCTTCCTTTGTGCTTTCATTCTCAAAAAATCTAATATACTTGTTTTCATTTTAATAATCCTTGTGTATTTTTATCATCTTTATATAATCCATTTACTGCTCTTCTTGCTATTGCATCTTCTCTGCTGTCATTAAATCCAAACTCTGATAATCCACCACCTGTTTTTTGTTTTGGAATTTTCTTATCTATCCAATCCAATTCAAATGTCTGCCACTCATTATCATACATAATGTCTAGTATTTGTTTGATGTCATAACCTTTTATTTCTGCATCTATTAGCTTTTTAACCATTGCCACTAATGGTCTTGTAGTTTTTAATGGCTTCTTAATTGATATTCTATATCTTACATATTCTGCTACCATATCAATTCCAATACTTGTACCAATACACATAGCACCTATTCTGCTCATCTCTTTTTGAGTAAATTTTGTACTTAAATATTTTGTTCCATCTTCCATTTTTGCATCTTTGTTATTTTCTAAAATTAATTTTTCAACCCACTCCAACTCATCTATGCTAATATAAAATCTTGTATGTATTGGTGTTCCAAATTCCGTATCATCTTTTAACTTCTTATAACTTTTTATTTTTCTTTGTATTGTTTCTAACATTTTGCTTCTCCGTGTGTTTTGTCAAATCCATATTTTACATTTGCTAACATTCTTGCTTCTTTTGCATCTGATAATTCTTTAAATAATCCCAAATACTTACTTACTTTTTTTACCATTATCTGTACTCTCCATTTATTGCGAACATTATCCCAAGTTACACCATTTACTCCACTTGTATTATTCTTACTCATTGTTCTGTTTTTACAATTTTCTTGCTGTGTAACTTCTCTAAGATTATCAATCCAATTATCTGATTCCAAGCTAAATGATGAAGTCTATATCTATTTCCTTCAATATGCACTTCTCTATATCCATTCTTGTCTGCTCCTGCAACTGTTCCTGCTTTCACTCTTCTGCTAAAACCTTTTTTCCATAAAAATATTCCTGTTTTCTCATCATAATCCAATACTTCTTTTAATCTTTTTTGTGTCATTACATAACTCCAAGGTCTATCATTTGAAATTTCCTATATGTTGGTAATTTCACTACTGCTGTTGGCTCAAATCTCATTTTATGATAATCAAATTTTCCCTCTTCCCATATATTGTTCTCTTTGCAATACTTATATTTTTTTAGTATTTGAGATACAATTTTCCCTGCATCTTCTATATCTTCTTTGTCAAGTTGATAATATGCACTTCTACTTGCTTCATTCTTCCCTGCTACACAAAATCTAAAGTCTTTTACATCTATTCCATTTTGTCTTAGGACTTCCCTGTAAATCCATTCCTGTATATCATAGAAAAATTTACTACTTTGATTTGCAAACATTGATAATGTAGCATCTTGTGCTGTTTTCAAATCTATACAAAACCATATTTGGTGTTCCTTACTTAAATTCACAAGTGCATCAGGTCTTACTTGCACTTCAATTCCATTTATAACTCCATAAAAAGTTTTTTCAACATAGCAATTATCCAACTCCAATACTTCTTTTAGTTTTGCTTTCAATAATGTCCTGTTTCCAACTTCAACTATAAACATACTTTCAAGTGCTTTTTTTGATGTTAGTATTGCTACATTTAGTTGTGATTGTGTAACTATTGTTTTTTCTGATTTTTCTGTAAGGACTGCTATTTTATCTTTCAACCTATCCATTGTATCTGCTACTACAATTTCCCCTTTTGCTGTTTCCTTTGTTTCTATTTCTCCACCAAGTTTTTCTACTGCATCTACTAATTCACTCTTTACTGCTCTTGATGAAATTTCCAATACTGTATAATCTCTATTAAAATGTTCAGGCTCTAATACTAAAGTATGGTGCATACTACCTATAAGAAGTGCATCTGTCTTTTTTTGTCCTGTTTCTTTTGTTATATATTTAGCTTCATACTCTCTTGCATTTTCAAGTATTAGTTTTATTTTTGAACTTCCTAGTTTTGTACTGCTGTGATACACTTCATTTGGAATATCAATACCAATAGTTTTTGCTTTTTGTGTACTAATATCTTTTTTAGGCTCACTTTTTGGCTCTTTTGGTTTACTCTTTTCTGTTTTTACTTCAATTTTCTTTTCTGTTGGTTTACTATCTATAAACTTTTTTGACAAAACTTTATCATCTCTGTATCTATCTAAAGTTCTTTTGTTATATCCTAAATCTTCCACCAACTCTTTAAAGCTTTTATAACCTGCTTCTTTTGATAATACTTTAAAATCTAATTTTGTCATAGCTTATTTCTCCTTTCTTTTGTAAGGGTTTTTGTCTATGTTTGTTATTTCATACTGATAACATACATCAAATCCACTTCCGTTTTTTGTAGGATAAAACAAATCCATTAAATCATCTATTTTATTTTCTGCTTCCCATCTAATATCTTCATCTGTATCTTGTTCTGATACATCTATTTGAATTTTATTGTGTTGATAGTTTGCACCACTCCAATAATCTTTAATTGATTTATGTTTGAATTTCACAAGAACTTCTGTTGTTTTAACTTCTTTTTCCATCTTCTTTGCCTTTCTTTCTTTTGATACCCTAATTATACCAAGTTTTTGTTAAAATGTCAAGTGTTTTTGTGTAAATGTGTATTTTTATTGAAGTATAGTTGTTTTATGTGTAGTTTGTGTAGTTTGTTTTGTGTATGTGGCAAACTAAAATGTGTAACGAAGATGGGTGCTACACATTTTAGCTGTGTGTGAGTGTATCTAAATATGTATTATGTATCTATAAATTCTTTAATGCCTTCTACTATTGCTTCATAATATTTATTCTTCTTGTACATAAAATCTTTTAGTTCTTGTGTATTTGACATAAAACAAGGCTCTACTATTACACAAGGTGCATTAGTGTATCTTAGTAAATATCCACCTCTATCCTCTACATCTTTTGGCTTAATTCCTCTATCTCTATATCCAATTATGATAATAAAGTGTTTCTGTACCTGTTGAGTTCTCATCAAATGAATTATGATGAAATGATACTATCATAGATGGACTGTGCTTATTTATATCGTTTGGTAGTTTTGAGTATGTATCTCTATAAATCAATACACATCTTATTCCTTGTGCTTCTAGCATACCATACACATTTTGTGCTTCTATATCATTAAGTCCATATTCTGTTACACCAAGTTCTTTATTTGATGCTCCATAACTCTTTTCTGTATGTCCTACTACTAAAGCTACTAATCTTTTTGCCATAATATTATCTCCTGTTTTCTAAACATTCGTTGCAAATTAAACTATCACAAGGCTCTCCACAATCCAAACAAGTGTTACTTTGTTGAGTTGCTGTCATTAAATGTGCCTTCATAATCTTCAATTTGTTTATTCTGAAACTTTATTATATTTCTAAAGTTCTCAATATATGCTTTATATAATGCTGTATCTGCCTTATATACTCTTATCTCTCTTGTCTTTGGTATTTGTATGGTTTGGAACTTAAATTGCTTAGGCTTCAAATATACATACTCTTTAGTGCTACAACCTACTAATAAAAAACTTGCTAATACTAAAAATAATATCTTTTTCATACTAAACCCTCATTGTTACAAAATCATCATCACTCTGTTGTGGCTCTAACTTTTTTTGCTTTGCTTCTTTTTCTATTGCATCTAATGTTATTTCACTTTTCTTCAACTCTTCAACTCTTACTTTTTGCTTCTCATTGAATACTTGTCTTTTTACTTCATCTTTTGCAACTTCTTTTCTGACTTTGATTTCTCTTTTAAGTCTGCCAATATTTTCTTTCTGTTCTTCATTTGAAGCTTTTAGGTATTTCATATATGCTAAAAATCCTAATACAATCGCTCCAATAAACATACTTGCATACATTTTTAATGTGCTAAATCCAAACATAACTTATTCCATCTTCTTTTTTATTACTTCTGTTACCATTTTCATTAACTCTGCACCTAAATCACTTCTGCTCATAATCAATGTCATTGCTAGAAATGCAAGTAAACCTGTATTCCAAATAACATCTGCACCTTTTCCACTAAATGCTGTATATCCATATACAACTATAAATAGAAAAAATGCTACAAAACTCTTCCAATTTTTTAACATACTAAATCCTTATTTTGCTTTTAACTCTGCTTGTAAATCTTGTTCTATTTCTACATTGAATTTTTTAGCTATTATTAATTCCATTAGATATACTGCTCTTGTTCCTTGATGTGCTACAAAACCTGCTAAACCTACTGCAAGTAATTCAGTACCACCAAAACCTACAACTGTTGTAAAAGTTATGATACTTAGCATTACTGAACTTATCATATCGCTTATAAATAAAATAACTCTTTGCTTAAAAGTTTTATTTTTCCTTCTTCCGTAATTAATAATTGCTCCAACTATCCCAAACAAAAATACTATTAAACCTGTTTTTTCAGGTATTTCATTTAAACTACTATAAGGCACTTCATACTCCATATTTGATTTTATGATAAATTCTAATAAGCTTCATCATTGTTTTAGTTCTCCAAGATGTTTCTATCTCAAATAAAATCTCTTCTCCTAAATTGTCTGCTAATTCATACTTCTCTTTATCGCACAAGTAGTCGTGTAAAAAGAAAAATGGCATAAACTTTGGTGCATATCTTGATACTATAAGTCTAAATATTCTAAACTTTAATGTCAATCCATCACTTTCATACCCTGTATGTATCCGTATATTTTTAATCTGATATGGCTTATCTAATACAAATGTATTTTTAGATGTTGCACATACTGTTGGATATTCAGGGTATCTTCTTACCATACAATTAAGTCTAAGTCTGCTTGTGTTTTAGCTAAATCAACATTAGCTTTTAGTGTTCCTGCTTTTTGAAGTAATGCTTGTTTATGTACTTTACCATCATTTAGCACTTGTTTTAGTTGTGCTACTGTGTGCATTTCATAACTCCATACAAGTTTTCCACTAACTGTTTTTGCACATTTGAAATAATCATCTGTACCACCTGTAACTACTCCAATAAGATTTAATTGGTCTAGTTCTTGACTTTGGTATGTTCTCCCACCTGTTAGTGCTGTTGAAGTAAAACCACTTGTTATTTCTGTGCTACAAGCTGTATTTATTTCTTGTACTTTTCTTGCTATATATTCTGAAAATGGTATTGCTACTAAAGCATTGTAGCTTGTAGGACTAATACTAGTTAATGTTGTGCTATGTTTTGCTTCAACATTAGCAATTATTTCAGTTGATTTTTTATAAGTTCCTGTTTGCTTACCATCTTTATCCAAAATAGGTATATCTAAAAATATATCATCTTCAAATGCGAACGGATTGTTATTTGTGTCTTTATAGTATTTCATTTGCTTTTCCTTTTTATCTTAATTCTCGCCAAACATTAAATGCACCACTCATTATATATGTTGAGCCATTTGGTACTATTGCATACACCTCTCCTCTACCTGTTGCTCCTGACAAAGTAGCTTCTGATACAACTACTCCATCAACCGATATGTTCATATTATATGCTGTTACACCATCTCTTACTACTACAAAAATTGTTTTTCCTGTTGTGTTTGTGTAAGTAACTCCATTTGCTCTACTTGCTGTTAATACTTGCCAAGTTTGATTTACACCTAAACCTGTATTGTTATCAACATATTGTTTGTTTGCAAATTCGTATGCTGTTGTTGGATTACCTGCTGGAGATGTTGGGAATTTTTTGAAGTTTGCAATCTGTATTGCATCAATAGTTAATGCACTTAATAATGCCCCATTACCTGTGTAGAAATTAAACCCACCACCAATTTTACTTTCAATAGCACAAAAATTTGTTCCATCTTCTGCTCCCATTGATAAGTTTGCATATCCTGTACCTTTTCTTAGTTCTAAAGTTGCACCACTTGAAGATAATATTTTAAGTGGACCTGACATTGTATCGCCACTTTTGCTTACTTTTAGGTTTACTTTTTCATTTGTTGCTATATCATATATGTTAAATCTTGAATTTGCTAAATCATATACTGCTATATATCTTGTCATTGTATTCAAGTATCCTGCTGTCAATGTTGCACCATTGTAGTATATAGGCTTTGCTGTTAGTGTGTTTATTTTTAAAGTTGTTGCACCTGTATTTACATTAGAAGGTGTGAACATAAAAGTCATTCCATTAAATAAAACTTCTGTTGTTGATGCTGTTGCACTTCTTGTAAGCTGTACTGCATTTGCTGTTCCTACATCTGTATATGTAAGTGCTTTTGTCATAATGTCAATAACTTCTGACATTTGTTTTGTTTTTGCTCCATCTAATGTTTGAAATGGCTTTATTACATTTTCTGCTTCTGTCATTAAGCTGTTAAACTCTTCTGCTGTAAGTTCCCCTGCACTCGTATTGTCGTTATCTAATTTGCTTCCTACTTCAAGCATAATTCAATCCTTTCTTCATTTAATGTTTCATCTACTATATATAGTATTCTTGTTTGAGATTGCTTAATAATATCATAAATCTTCTTTATTTTTATAATATTCTTATTTCCTCTAAAACCAAGAGGGAATTTATATGCAAATCCACTTACTTCTTTTTGTTTAAAAAATACAACTAATATATTGTTTGGGTCTGTAATACCTAGTCCTATTTTTACAGGGAACTTATATACAAATCTTTTTCCTCTTAAATATTCAACTCCTGAAATAACTTTTACATCATACCCATACATATTTGCTATTGCTTTAAAATGCCAAGCTGTGTTACCTTGCATTAAATATTTCAATATGTAAATATCTTTTCTATGTTCAAAATCATCTGTATTATAAAATATCTCATTTGGTATATTATAATCTTTTTTGAAGTTGTCTATCAAATATCCACTTTCACATACATACAAACCTCTAAATGTTTCATTGTATCTATCAACTAACCAAGTAAATCCACTAGCTATCCACTTTATAAGCTTGTTAAAATTTGTACCTTCTAAGTGTGCTTGTTTATACACTTTACCTGTTGGTAGATATTTCAATAAAATTTTATCTTGTTCTTCTCTATTAAACCATAAACTCATAATTAATTCCTATTGAAATGTTGTGCCTGTGTACTTCCAAAATGTACCACTTGTTACTACTGTACTTCCACTTACTAATGTAAAACTATCTACCTGCTCTGCACCATTTGTTGTTTTGTAGATTACTGCTTCTAACTGTGAAGCTGATATGCCTTTTTCATACATATCTACTTCATATAAATATCTTATGTTTTTTTCAACTTCTGTTTTTAGTCCATCACTTGCAGGACTTAAACTTGATATTACTACTTGAATATCTGTAACTGTTGGAAGTGCAACTGTTATTGCTGTAATATCCATTTGTGCAGGTGCTATTGATTTTGTGTACTGAATTATATCTGTTTGTTCTTGTGAAGTTAATCCAAAACTTTCATTCAATGCTACTGCTTTTATTGTTCCTTCTATTGGACTTTCTACCCATATATATTTTAATGTTTTAATATTCTCCATATTTATATACTTAATATTATTATCATTAAATGGACTTTGTGGATTTATTATAAAAAATTCTACTCTTTTTCTATAATCTTCTACACTCTCTTCATCTTTTCCACCATCTATTAAAATTACACCTAAATCTTTATTCACTCCACCTATTGTAATACAACTGATACAACTGCTGTATTCTCTGTTACTAAAGTTACTGTATCTCCTGTAATTAGTGTTCCTGCATCAAACTGTAATGTATTTGCATCTACTACCGTTATTTGTGTTGTAACTCCATTTACTAAGCCTTGTGTATTTGTCAATTCGTGTGAGTTATATGTGAATACTGCGATACTTCCTGTAACTGTAACTGTTCCAACTTTTGTGTTCTGCACTATTGTTGCTTCTGATAATGTTTTAAATGTTCCATTATCATCTTTCAGTTCTGTACCTTTCCACCTGCTGTAAGTGCAGGTTTTGGTGGTAACAATCTTCCTGTTTTTAAGTACAAATATTCTTTATCTGCTGTTGATATAAAAGCTTGTTTTTCTATAAATCCAAGTTTACTAGCAAACTCTTCTAGCCTTGAAGCAAATCCTAAACCTATTGAAGCAACTAAACCTTTATACATAAATCCTGTAATGTATTGAAAATCAACTTTTAATCTTTCAAATATATCATTCATATTGCAAATCTCCTATTTACTGTTATTTCTTTTTTGTCATAACATATAACCTGTAATGTCATAATACCATTAGTTATATAAGCATCTGTTTCAATCCTTGTATATAATCCATCTTCAACTAATTTTAGTGCTATTTCTTTTGCTGTTTCTCTTAAATTTCTAGCTACTTCATCTGTTAGTCTGCTTTGGTCATAAGTCCATATTTCACTAGATTTTATATCTATCCAATAACCTCTTTGATTTCTCACTCTACTGTCTGTGAAAAATGCTGTTATTAATGTAGTTTCTCCATCATCTTGTGTATCTATTACATTATCCTGTAATTGCAAGTCTAGTTTATCATCTAATTTGAAGTCCATTTTATTCTCCTAGTTTGGTGCTGATGTAGTTCCACCACTATCGCCTGTATGTGTATGTGATTTAAGGCTTATTCCACCACCTGTTACATCTGTACTTCCTACAACATTTGGTGCTGTTACACTTGTTCCTGCTGTTATAGTTGTATCGCATACAAAATTGTATCGCCTTTGATTTCTATTATACCCTTACTAAATTTAAAGTGTATAAAATTGTTATCATCTGTAACATATACATCTCCATCTTCTAGTTCAATATCCTTCTGTAAAGCCATTATTACATCTTGATTTGTTCCTTTGGATAGATTTATGACTAAAGCTTTTTCATTCTTTGGTTTACTGTATAAGCCTTTTGGAGATATAAATCTGTTCTGTGTTATTCCACCAAGTCCTAGCACTTCTACTAAATATGATTTTATTGTTCTTTTTATTATTGCAAATCTGTTCATAATATCTTCTCAAAATATGCTCTCATCTCACTTACCTCTTTTGACTTCTCTATGTTTATTGCTTTTAAGTTCATCATCTCATTTATTCCTACTGATAAATCTTTTACAAAATACTTAGTGTTTATCTTCAAATCCTGCTCATCTACTGCTACTGAATAATCAAATGTTTTTCTTACATCTTTTTTGTATTCTATCTCTGCTAGTTTTTCACATTCATTTTGTGTAAGTGTATGCTCTGATACTATTACTTTTGTGAATTTACCACCACCATAACTTCCTTGAATATTTGTATCTTGCTGTTGATTAATCAAATAATTGCTTTGAGATACAACTGTGTATTTATCATATAGTCCTGTTGTATCTTCAATGAAATTTCTTTTTCTGATATTTACTCCATACTCTAATACTATTTTGCTTTCATTTTTTGCTTCAAATTCTATTAGTATATTTCCTTCTGCATCACTTGTTATAAGTTGTCCTGCACTCTGTGCTATTTCTACAAACTCTTCTCCATATTGTTCTCCAATTAAAATAGTCTTTATTGCATTTATTGGTAACTGTGCATCTCCAACTACTTTCAATCCAAAATCACTAGCTATTTTACTTAGTACACTATTTAATTTTTGCTTCTCTGCGAACTGTATTGTTTTATCTGCATAACTATCAACTATAAATCTTGCATTGTTTCTACCTGCATAAATATATTCACTTTTGCTGTCATTTCCTATTGCTTCTATATATTCAATCTCTGCTTTGATTAATAATACATCTTTATCATCATATATCTCTACAATATCGCCTTTAAAGTATTTTTGTGTGTTAGATATGTCCTGTACTGTGAATTGTCTTGTAACATCATTTATACTCATATTTACTTGTATGTTATCAAGCATTACATTTTCTGAATTAATTATTACTTGCATTTTCATATACCTTTAGTGTTCCTGCGATTATATCGTTGTCTTTTAAGTTGTTGAGTTTCAATATATCTGCATAGTTATCTAAATTTCCGTACAAGTCATAAACTATTGCTGTGAGTGGTGTTGCTGTTTTTATTTCTATCTCTATTATTTCTCTATATTTTTGTGTATTTGCATAAGCTTTTAGTGTCTGCTGTTTGATTACAATTTCTTCATAAGTGTATGATGTATTTTCTAGTCTTAATATAATACTTTTTATATGTGTTTCAAATTCTACCTGACTTGCAAAATCTACTTTTAGTGCTTGTTTGATACCCATTGTTGCTACAATCATATTGTTCAACTTATTTGCTGTATCTATCTTTTTAAGTTCTTTGTATTGCACCTGTGATATTTCACTCTGCTTTATATCACTAAACTTTTTATCTCCAACCATTATTTCAAATATTCCAACACTTTGTTCGTATTCTTCTTCCATAGTATTCATAACAAGATTTATAAAATCAAGTGGGAACTTTACTAAGTTTTTTAATGTTGTTGCTAGTCTTTGAAATTTATCAACTCTTGATTTTACTTGCTTATAAGCATCTAATACTTTTGACTGCAATTCCAATATGCTTCCTATTCCATCTTGAGTACTATTTAGTGTGCTATCTACAAAGTTTTCAACTCCTGCTGTTGCTCCTGATACTGTGTCTGTTATTGTATCAACTGTGCTTATCTCTTCTTTTGCTATTCTTGTTATTTCATCTGCAATATCTTTTTCCATTTGTATTACTGTGTTTTTTAACTTAGCTGTAAAATTTACTGTTGGTGCTTTTTCTAAATCCTGTACTGTACAATTAAGTTCATATACTGTTCTGTTGATATGCTTATCACTATCTATGATTTTATAATCATCTATATATACTTCAATCTTACCTTTGAATTTATCAATAATTGCTACATATCTTTTTGTTCTTAGTATGCTAAAAATTGCATCATTTTGTTCTCTATCAAAAACATAGAATTTTAGTCTATGCTTTTCTGCACCTTTTCCTAAATCTACTGTTTTTGTAGTTCCCTTATTTTTTATTGCTTTTGCTACTTTATCAAAACCAACTTTTGTGCTTTCTTGCTTACTGTTCTTAGTTGTGAGTATGCTTTCTCCAACTTGTATTATTTTTATGTTATCTAGTTTACTTATTAATAGTGTAGGCTTCATTTTTATAATCCATTATTTACTGTTTTTAATTTTACTGCACCTGTGCTTCTACTTTGTGTATCTGCATTTGCTCCACCTACTGCTGTTACATTCACATCTACTATTGTGTGATTTTTCTGTGTATTATTTATATCTTCTATATTATTTGACTTCGTTTTATCGTTACCAAATCCAAAGAAGTTTTTAGTTGCACTCCAACCATTAGCTACACCATCTTTTACTTTATTTGCAACATCTGTTACTTTTGCTTTTGCTTTATTGTAAATGTCAAACTTACTCATAAAACTATCAATCAAATTTATTACATATCTTATTGGTGCTGTTAGCATACTAAAATATGCTTTTACTCCTGCTAGTGCATTTTTGACTAAATGTAGTGAAGCTATAAAACCTGTAAATTTCTCCCATAATTTTCCAACCCAAGTTGTTATGTCCTGCCAATAATATATCAATGCTACAACTACTGCTATAAGTGCTATTACTGCAACCACTATCCAAGTTATAGGATTTGCCCATAATGCACTATTGAATAGCCAAGTAACTGCTGTCATTGTTTTCATTACAAAACTAATACCTGTTAATACTGTTGATAATACACCTGCTGACATAGCAACTAATCCAAATATTACATACAATACACCCATTACTGCTATAAATCCACCTACATACATAATTATTGTACCTATTGTACTTACTAAGCTTTTATTCTTTTCAGTCCAATTTGTAAATCTTGTTATTATTTTGCTTATTTTATCGTATGTTCCACCTAGTGCTGTTGTGAAGTTACTACCAATACTTATCATCAATCCTTCAAATGCACTCTGTAATAATTTTAACTTTCCATTTGCACCTGATAATTGTATGTCTGCAATTCTTTGACTTGTTCCGTGTGCTTTTTCTAATGACTGTGTATATTTTGCTATACCTTCTTGCCCTTGTTTCATTAGAATTAATGCTGATGGTAAACTTTCACTTCCAAAAATCTGTTTCAGATAATTTACTTTTGCTTCTTTTGACATACCTTGTAATTTTTGTTTAATTTGTCCTATCTGTTCTGCCATAGGTTTAAATTTACCTGTTGCATCAAAAGTTTCTATACCAAGTTTCTGTATTGCTTTAAGTGCTTGTCCTGATGGTGCTGATAAATTCAACATCATTCTTTTTAGTGCATTTCCTGCAAGTGTTCCATTAATACCTGCATCTCCTAACCTTCCTATCATAGCACTTGTTTCTTCTACTGATATTCCTAAACTGCTACTTAATGGTGCAACTAATTTAAAACTTTCTCCTAATGAGCCTACTGTTGTATTTGATGTAGTAATTGTTTTCGCCATAATATCTGATACTCTTGACATCTCACTAGCTTTTAATCCAAATCCACTTAGTGCATTACTTGCAATATCACTAGCTTTTCCTAAATCCATTTCTCCAACTGTTGCCAAAGATAAAACACCATTCATTGCACTTATTGTATCTTTTGTTTTAAAACCTGCCATTGACATAAATTTCATACCTTCTGCTACTTGACTTGCACTCCAAGATGTTGAAGCACCTAACTGTTGTGCTTTATCTTTTAGTGCTAAAAAGTCCTGTTGTAGTTTTTGTGTACCTGCTGTATCTGTTCCATATCCACCTGAAATGATAGATTTTACACTCAACATCTTAGTATTAAAATCTGTTGCTGTTTTTATTGGAAGTGCTATTGTTGATAATAGTCCTGCACCACCTGTAAGCATACCAAGTCCTTTTCCTAGACTTGCTTTACCCTTGTCTGATACTTCTTGTAGCTTCGTTTTAAGCTTCTTTATCTTATCTAGTGCCTTCTGTGTGTGTAATTTAAAGGTACTAGATAATTTAACATTGCCAAGCTTTGTTTTGATATTAGATGATGCTTGACTTGCCTTATCACTCATTTGTGCCATCTTTGCATTGATAGTATTTATCTTAGCACTTATTTTGTCTATGGCATCAAATCTTACTGAATAATCAAACATCATTTAATCCTTACTTTTTGTTCATTTCGTTTTGTTGTTTCTTACTAAGCTTTCCAACCATTTTCTGTAATTTCATAAACTCTCTAATGTCTATATCATTCAGTAAATAATCGTACTGCACTCCACCATTCATAAAATAGCATATCTCAAATGCTATTTCTTCATACTGTTCATCTTTAATATAATTTTTGGTAACAAAAAAGTTTTCATAACCTCATTACACAAATCGTTTAAATCATCAATATCCATCTGCTCTTGTAAATCTTCACTAAGTTTTTTATCTCTTACACTTGCAAATGCTTTTAGTGTTCCTGATACTTCATCAAATATTTTCTCACTTGCTCCTGTCATTTCTAACATATCAAGCATTTCATCAACTGTTACATCAACTATTTTATCTGTTTCTTTACCATCTCCACTTGCATTTTTATTTGCTGTATCTTGAAATGTTTTGAATATTGTATCTTGTAATCTTTTTATTGACTTCAAGCCTTTTTTACCTGTAAAACTTACAACAACTGTATAGACTTCTTCGCTTTCGCCTTCTTCTTTGTTATATACCAATATTGGATTTTTTAATTTATGTTCCATCTTCTTCTTACCTTTTTAATAATATTTAAAATGCAGGGGATTATCTCCCCTATATTCAAGCAAGGATTATTTACCTTGCCCACCTTCAAAAATAACTTCAAACTCCGAACTGTCAAAGTCAATCTCAACATCATCACTTACACTTAATTTCTTAAATGTTTTTGTGAAGCCTGTATCTGTATCTACCATTCTTACTTCATTTTTTCCGATATTATCTTGCCAATCTTCTAACATTGTAATATTTTCTAAAGTGTTTCGTAATGCTATTGTACATTTACCTATTGCTTCACTATAATCTACACTTTGTGTAGGTACAACTTCATTTCCTATAAAAGATGTATTAGTTTTTACTTTTGGTACACCTCTTTTATACTTAGGATTTTTTGATACTGCAACTGTCTGTCCGTTTACAATGACTGTATTTGCTTTTACTTCAAACATTTATTTCTCCTTATTTAAAGTCATAGCTAATTGCTACAACACCATTTAGACCTCTGAATTGAGATACAATCGCCACAGGTGCATATACACTATATGTTCCACTCGCACTATCTAATGATACTGTCAAGTTTTTCTTAAATGATTTCAATGCTTCTGCTCCACCTTGTACAAGTGCCATTTCAACCATATCCTGATATAAACCTACTATGTAAGCTTTTACAGATAATGTGTTTGTCATTGCTACACCTGCTACTAAATCTCCACCTGTTGCTCTTGTTTGTCCGAACTCTTTTTGTGAATTGTTAAACAAGTATTCTTGTACTGCAAAAGATGTATCCATTGCATTTACATACTTAAATGTAACATCTGCAATTCCTGATAAATCTGTTTTGTAAAGTGTTGTCATTGTTCCAAGAACTACACCTATTGTTGCAGGTACAAATAATGATACACCTGCATCATTTAAGTCTTGTACTTGTTCAATAATTAATTCATTTGCAGGATTATCATAACTCATTGGAGTATTATGATATGGCAAACTTGACTTATTGATACCACCAAATGCTTCCTGTGCTTCAAGTACGATATTACCTAAAACTGCACCATCTGTTAATCTTAATGCTCTTTTTGCACCAAATTCTGCTACTGCTAAAAGTGGAAGTGCATTGTATTTCATTTCATCTACATTACCAATAATAGTAATTGACTGTGAATTTTTACTGTTTGCAAAAGCTTTAACTGTTGCTAAAGTTCCATTCAACATTTTAAATCCATTTCCACCTTTTACAGTATTTGTCATATTTACTCTTGATTGTAACCAAGTTTCAACATTATCAAAATTCATAGCATCATCAAATAATACTGTTTGGTATCTTTTTGTAATTCCATCAAATAAACCAACTACTTCATAAGCACCTGCACCACCTGTAAATGGTACTACTGTAAAGTCAAGTCCTAGAACTCTATCTTTTACTGATACTGTAAGTCCATTACCAACTTCTCCACTAATATCAAAGTCAATTAAAATCAATGTACTGTCTGTTCCATCAATAGTAGCTGTAAATGGATAGTTTGTTGCATTTATCGCTGTGCTAATAACTAATGCTGTTGCTGTTGCTGTTGCACCTTGTGTTACTGTTGCACTTACTAGAAATTCATCATCTCCAATTTTTAGATTTAATGTTTTGTTTTCACTAGCTGTACCTGTGATTTTTAAACCACCTTGTGCTTTAGTTGCTCCAACAGGCTCATTTAAAGTAATAATATCTACTTCATTTGCTTTGTTGAATTTTCTAAACTTGTTATATGCTCTCGTTGCAAGACTTCCTACACCACAAAGTAAATCTACTTCGCCTTGCTGAATATCTTGAATTAAGCCTTTATGTGGATTTGTTCCACTACCTTGTGCGATAATAAGCACTCTTTGTTCGCTAAAACCTGCCTTACTATCTCCTGCCATTACTTGCCAATTAATAATTGGTGCTTGTAAATCTGCCATCTGCTTTTCCTTTTTATTTTATTGCAACATTTCCAAGAACTGTATCAAAGTTCTTTAGTCGTGCTTTTATTATATCATCAAATACCATAACATACTCATAACTAAACTCTAAATCAACTACATAGTTTTTACCTGCAAAATATCTAGCACCTACACTATCAAACTTTATAAGTGTTGAAGTGTCTTTTTTAATGCCAAGTACACTATGTATAAACACAACATCTGTATTTACACAACCTATACTTTCCATTTGCTTTGCATCTATTTTGAATAATACTCCTAGTGTGTTATTTACCTTAAATGATAAATCTTGACTAATTGTAGTATTTTTTCTATCTGTTGCATTTCTAGTTGAGTTTAAATAAACTATAATACTATTTCCAATTTTCTCATCTATAATCATTTCTTCTGCAATGCTTTTACTAATAGCTGTTCCAACATTAACTTTATGTGCAACTAAACTATGTGTTGATACTACATCTCCAAAGAAACAATCTGTTGTTACTGCACCTGCTACAAAATCTAGTGTTTGGTTTACACAACCTTTACTAGCTGTTCCATCAACTCCACCACTTAATGTGTATTCTCCATCTAGTCCTGAATTTGATATTACATTATTTTGTGTATCTACTGTTACTATATGCCTTACTAATGTATCTATCATTTTGTAAATCCTAAACTTTTTGCAAATAATGTCTGTATTTCTGCATTTATCTTTGCTGTATTTTCAACGATAGACTTTGTATAGTTTGGTCTGCTTTTCATACCTTTTGTTCCTACTTCTAAGAATTTTGCATAATCTACACTACTGTTACCTGCACCAAAGTCCATTGTGTTGCCTTGAATTTTAAACCTGATAGTGTTTTTTAAAGCACCACTCATATTGTTTGCTGTATCTCCACCCTTACTTGCTATGTGTGATTTACCACCAACTATATAAACTCTTCCGTATGAAACTTTATCCATATTGTCTTTTGCTTGTTTTACAACTATTGCACCTATTGTTTTAAGTGTTCCTTTTGCTAAACTATTGAAGTCAAAATCTATTTTCATTACAGTACCTCTATACAGTTCATCTCTAAAAATGTATCTGTTTCATCTATATTCTCCATAGTTAAAACTTCAAAACTTCTGCTACCCCACTTTATTAAATCACTAGCACTTACACCATTCTGATAAAAAATCGTTATAGTGTGTGTAGGAACTTTTGCACCCTGTAAAGAGTATTGGAGATAGTCATTAGGCTTTTTAGTTCTAATTTTGGCTTTATATGAAGTATAAGGTACATTTGTAGCTGATGGTAAATTACAACCACTCATATTGATAGATTGATTGTACATTTGTATATCGTGAATAAAATCATTTTCAAATAATCCTGTTTCACAATAATACACTTTCCCATTTGTTACAGGTGCTTCTATTGTTTCCAATACTAAATAATTCTTACCATCTATTGTTAAATCTGCTGTTTGTGTAACTATATCTTTTGTCAAAATTACACAAGTATTAAATGATGAATACAATTTACTTTTTTTGAATAATATCATTACCATATTTATCAATTAGTGTATTTACATTATTCATTTCTTGTACCTAGTCTTACTGTTTTAGCTTGTAGTGGTTTTAGAAATGTGTATATCTCACTTCCTACTTCACTTTCACTATTTGCAAAACTCCAACTTAACTTAGATATTGTTTCACTTGTAATATTTTTAAATGCTTTGTCATTACTATATTGTAAACACATCATTACAACTGCGAACTTTACATTATTTTGTAAAACTTTTGAAGCAAGTAAACTATCTGCACCATATTCCATTCGTGGGAACTTTAACATTTGTGCTTCTGATATTTTTACACCTTGATACATAAAAGCACTATCTACTGCTAAACTTGACTGATTTAATAGTATTTGTTTTACTGCATCTGCATATCCATTCCAACTTGTGTTGTTGTTCTGCCCTGATATTAAATCATCTGCATCTGCTATACTTAAATAGCTAGTTGCTGTTTCATAGTTTGCTTCTGTGTATGGTATAAAAATCATAGTTTACCTTTTACTTGTTAAAGTGGTCTGCACATTCATCTGCTGTTTCAAATGCTTTTTTGTACTTATCTTTCATACTGTACCATCTGTTACCAATCATTTTAATACCCATATAGTTTTTTGTTTTCACAGGTGCTACATTTTTTGTATCTTGTGTTGTTGATGTTGGTGGTGTTGGCTCTTTTGCATTTTCAATAGCTTCAAGTTCTTCAACTTTTGCTTTTAAGTCTTTGTACTCTTGCGATTTACCATTAGCTTCATCTCCTAGAAACTCTACTGCTTCTATTGCATCTTGAAGTTCTGCATCTCCTGTAACTGTTGCTAGTGCTACTGCTACTGTTAATAAGTCTGTTACTGCTTTTGTCATCTTCTTTTCCTTTTTTTTGTTTTGCTAAAAGTAGGTTTTACCCTACTTCAACCTATCCAATCTTAACTTTTAAGTTTGTAATTGGAGATAATTTTGCATCTACTTTAAGTGCATATTGTCCACCACCTTGTAACTCTGCAAGTGTTAATCCACTTTTTGAAGCATAGTTAGTTCCAAGTACACCAACAAAATCAAATCCGATAGGGTGCATAATGTATAGTGATTTAGTACCATACTCTTCTTTACCTGCTCCATTACCTGCTTTTGCTGTTTTCTCATACATAAGTGGGTCATTCAAGTCTTTTTGTGAAAATGCAAATGCACCTTTTGAGATTAATGAAATAATACCAAGTGTCATTGTATCATCAAGTACAACTTCTGTTGCTCCATCATAGTACCAAACTGTTTCATTTGTAGCTACAAGTGTTTCAACACCATTCACTTTAACTGTTCTTTGTTTTGAGCCTTGTGTAAATAATGTTACACCTGCAACTTCTTGTTTTGCAAGTTGGTCTGCAAATGTTGCCGAACTCATATACATTTCATTAAGTTTACCAAATCCCATATCGCCTTTTAATGTCATTGCTGAAATAACCATACTACGACTAAAGTTTACTAAACCATCTCCAACTGTGATACCTGCGATTGTACTCATACCTGATACTGTTGCTGATATAATTCTATTCCATTGAGTTGCCCAATAAGCACCTACTTTGTTTAAAACTAATCTGTTTGGCTCTGTTGAGTTCATTAAATCTTTTTGGATAGTTCTTACTGCCCACCATTGATTACCATAAAATGTTTTAACTTTATACTCATCAAAAAATGGCTCTAAAGAACGTCATTGTAGATTGTACATTTCCATAATCCATTGCATTTAGGATTGCACTTGCTTGTTCACTCGCACCTGTTACGATACCACCTGATATAAGTTTATTCACATCTGTTGATTGAATAAAGTAAGAATTGTCATAATGTTTTCCTACCTTTTTGTTTTTTTTATTTTGTGCTTATGTAATAATCCAACCACATATTTGTTTGAAGTCCATCAAATTTAGCTACTGTTTGATTTACATTGTACCAAACATTTCTTTACTATGGAATAAAATCATCTTGTACTTTAGTTCCACCACTATTACTTGCACCACTATTTTGTACATCTACATTAAAAAATATACCTTTGTTTGCTTTAACTTCTGCTTCTCTTTTTTGAGATACCATATCATCTAATGTTGCATCTTTACCATACTTTACCATCTTCAAAATGTGCTAACTTTTTAATGTCCTGCATCATATATGTAGATAATTCTTCAACTGCTTTGTACTTTGGTAACACTAAAGCTAAATCTCTCTCTAAAACTACATTCATTGTTTCTGTTTGTGCTTCTTTTTTTACTGTTTCAACTGTTGATGTAAGTGTAGTTACTTCGCCTTTTAGTGCTTCTATCTCTCTATCTTTGATTTCAAGTTCTGCAATTTTATCTACACCTTTTTTGCTCTTGATTGCATCTATTGCTTCATTGATGTTTTCTACATCTGTTGCTCCAAGTTGAGTTGCTACATTTTTTAATACTGTTTTCATCTCATCTCTTGTTTTAATTGCATCTAACTTTAATCTTTCGTGTGAACTTATTTGTGTATCTAAATCTGTTACTTTTATTTTAACTGCATCTACTAATTTTTGTGCATCTGCTTTTTTGCTTTCTTCTACCATTCCAAGTAGTTCTAATAACTCATTCATCTCATTAACTCCATAATTTAATTTCTTTTTTAACTACTAATTGTAGCACCTCTATAATTTTAAATCCATAATATTATATTTTACTCCCACCCCCTATTTTGTCTAATCTAGCTTTATTCTTTATTCCAAGTCTTTGTATTATTTCTTCATTGGTATAAAATCTACTTCCTTTTATATCTATGAAGCTATTTATTTTTGCTTTACCTGATTTGAATATTCTGTATTTCTTTTGTCCTAGTACATCTTCTGCAATTTTTGGATTGTTCTTTAGAAATGTACTTATCTTTTGCCCTTTATAATCTGTTATCCTAGTTCCTTCCCATACTGCTAATAAAATACTTCTACAATTTGGGTGTCGTGGTGGTGGATTTGGTATATCATATCTTGTTCCATAATCTTTTTTCAAATAAAACTTATTATGTAGTGCGATACATATTGCACTTGTACGATTATCTAGTGTTGCTACACTTATCCAACCTCTTAGCTTTTTTGACATTGCAACATCTACTTTATGATAACCTTCCTCTCTTGCCTTTTTTGTTTGAGTTCTATAAAAGCTTTCCATTTGTTGCTTGTATTTCTTTATCTCATTATCCATAATATCCTGTACAGGCTTACCATCTTTGATAGCTTCTTTCATTTGTGCCATTGCTCTCACAAGTTGTTTTTTAGTTGCTTCCTGTCTTAGTTTGATACTTTCTTTCCTGTAATGTTTGATACTTGCTCATCTGCCATTGTTTGAAGTGTATCTTGTGTATCTGAATTTATATTACTACTGTTTATATCTTTTTTGATTTCTTTCAATGGCTTATTTGCTTCTAATTTACTTTTTATGATGTAAAGTGTTCCTGCAAATTCTTTATGGCTATTATCTTTTATTTGCTGTTGCTCTGCTAGTAACTCAAAATGTATAATGTCATTTTCATTTTCAAGCATTTAGTTATCCACCTATTCCTGTTGATATGTCCTTTTCTATTTGGTTTGCTTCTTCTTCTGCTGTAAAGTTTGTTGGAAGTTCCCCTGTTTTCATAATATGATAAAAAGTTTCTCGTGACATTTCATTTGCAAGTAATAATTCTTTTGCTGTTGCAATATTTACAATAGCTGTATCAAAATCTTTTTTGAAGTCTATTTTATCATCTGCACTTACTGTTTTATTTTCAAGCAATACTACCATTTGGAATATTGCATTAAATTTCACTTCTAGTTCTATTGCTACATCTGATAAAAATGATGTGTTCTTGCTTTGGTTTGACTGTGCTTCTATTACTGTTTTACTTTTCTCTTTTGTTAATAGACTAAAAGTTAGTTTATCTATTTGTTCTTCTACTGACTTGATTTTGTTTTGTAGCTTTTCAACTCCTGCACCTGTTATCTCTCCATACTCAAAACCTTCTTTTGATTTATCATCAAATACAAGTGCATCTTTTACACCTATTGTTACTTTACTCTCTGATACCTGCCCATAAAATATTGGTATTGGATTTCCAACTACACCTAAAACATTTGCTATGTTACTTTCTAAGTTTAAATGTACTTTATTTAATCGTGCTGTGTCTAATAGCTTTGGTATGATTTCAAAATCTGATAATGTCTTACCTGTTTGTATTGCTACCATTGGAATTTCTGTTAATGAATTAGTCCAAGTTTCTTGCTCTTTGATTGTATCTTCGTTTTCTTTTTTGTACCATAATGCTCCACCACCTACTGTGAATACTATGTATCTCTCTTGCTTATATAATCCAAACTTTCCACTTTGCTTCTCAACTTCATCTTTGAATACTATCTGCTTTAATATATTATCTTCAACTATGTAACTCATTAGGTTTTCATACTCATACATTTTAAGATATATTCTATTTTTTGGTGTGTTCTTTTCTGCTGTTACAAATACAATTCCATCAACTATTGATTTTGTTGCTACTTTTTTACTAAAACTTGCAATACTTTGATTTTTTAAATCTACATTATCCATATCTAGCATATCATAACCAACTATTTGTGGCTCTTTTCTTGTAATCATTCCTACAAGTCCATCTACTATTGGTGCATACATATTTGCAAATGCTGTTGTTGCTACTCTTGTGTTATAACCTGCATCTGTTTCTCCACTCCATTGTGGTAAGTATGTAGTGTTCATTACTTTTGCTGTACCTGTGTAAAAATCTTTACATATTTTACTTTGGTTTACCATTGTTGATATTTTATTTAACTGTGTATTTGGAGTGTCTGACATTTTAATTACTTCCTATTTTGAACTATTTGCATTTATTATAACTAATATTTTTTAAATTGTTGTTTATTAGCTTATGCAAGTATTTCTCTTTTGCCTTTTTCATTAGGCTTAGATAATATACCATTTGCTTCTAACTGCTGTACAATCAAGGCACTTCTATTGAAACCAATCTTTAAACTTCTTTGTAAATATGAAATTGATGTTTTTTGTGTATCTATTACTATTTGCTTTGCATCTTCATATAGTGCATCTTGTTCTACTGTTTTTTCTTTTACTTCAAGTTCTGCAAAATATTCGTATGAATAACCTAGACTATCAAAAAGTGTAGGGTCTTGTGGCTTATATTCTGTACCCATTATAACTGCTGTAATTCTCAAATTGTTTTCTTTAAAACCTTCTATCTTAACCATACCTGCTCTTTGACCTTCTCTATTGCTATCTTGTTGAATACTGCTCACTTTGTATTTTGTAGCATCTCCAAATTCCTGTATCCCTTTGAATAAATCACTATTAATATGTGTATTATTGTGTGTAGTGTCAAAATCAATATACATTAAGCTATCTGTTGTGTATGAATTAGTATATCTTTTTGGCAAGTGGTCGTTCATATTTGGAAACTTTAGTTTGTACTTTTCATCATATTCATATTCTGTGTGCAACTTGAATTTCATATCATCTACAATTAAATGGTTATCTTCAAACTTGTAACTTACTTCTTTTGTGTTGCTCATAAAAGTTATCATTGCTTTTAATATCTTTTTATGCAAGTAGTGTGTACCAAAACAATTCTCTACTTCATCTTCATTTAGATTTATAATTACCATCTTTCTTGTATCTGTTGAGTAAATACAATTATCATTAAAATCTATGTAGGCATAGTTTATTTCTCTCTTTGGATTTTTACTTGCTATTGCATCTTCTACTAACTTAAATTCATTCTTATTCATTTTTTATCCTTTTAAGAAAATAATTTATATGCTGTAATTATATTCACTATAAACATAACTCTTATAAACCATATTGCTGTAATGTAATTTACTTCTAATCTTTCTCTACTATATTTACTTATTGTTTTCTTCATATTAAAACCTTTTATTCAACATTATAACTAAAACTTGTTAAAACTTCAACCTTCTATAATTACTTTTAGATTTCCTCTTCCAAACTTTATACCATCTTCAAACACCTGCATATATTCACTAACTATTATCTTTAACTTCTCTTCATCTTTTACTACTTCTGATAACTGCTTTTTTAAGTACAGTTCGTATTCTTCTAATCTTCTTATCTCCATCTTACACACTCCTAAAAATCATTTATTGTATTTTCTTCTTGCTGTGCTTTTGTTAGCTGATTATATATTATTCTCTTCATATCCATTAAATCATCTGTTGGTGCAAATTCTTTTATTGTGTACTTTTTAACTTCTATAAAACTTTCATACATTCCTATCATATTTCCATAGGTAGGGTCTATATATGTTCCATCTTTCATCTTCACTATAAAATGTGCAACTACACAATCTGTAAATACTTGAAGTCCACCAACTATACACTTAACTTTTGATTTATGTTTTACTGCATAAGATAAACTATTGGTATGACATTTAAAGTTTCCTATGTACTGTATATTCTTTTTAGCTTTTAACTTCACTTTTTTATTGTGCTTAAATTTCTTTAGTATTCTATCTTTTATATTCATTTCATTATCCTAAAATTGTTGGCTTCTGTATAACCATTACACTTACTTTCTGTTTTATCATTGGTGCTAGTGCATATCTAAGTGCATCTATGTAATGGTTATTTGCATCTATTACTATTGGTAAAATATCTCCTGTTACTCTATCTATCTTGTATGAATATTTTACAAATTCATTAGCTACTTCTTTACATCTGCTATGTATGTGTACTTTTCTAAAACTTCGTATAAATTCTATACCATCTTCAATGCTACCACCCCACTTATCTGCACTTACAATATTATATCCTTGCCTTCTAACAAAACTTATACTTTCAGGTCTTGCACAATCTGCTCTTATTGTATGCTCTTTTGCTTTAGGTATTTTGTCTATTAATCTATGTGTATCATCTAATTCTACTTGCACATCTCCTGCTTCATAATCAATATACAAATCATATCCAATTACTGTACATCTTAAAACTGCTGTTGGGTCTTGTGCAAATCCCCAATCTAGTCCAAAGTAAAATGCTAAATCTTTTACTTCATTTTCTTTTGCTACTTGGTTAATACTAAAATCTTCTATTACAAATTTATCTCTAAATATTTGTGCATCACTAGCTGTTTTACATTGCCCTTCCCAAATGTGTAAATATAAATCATAATCCACTTCTCTTAAATATTCCATCTCTTCCTGCAATTCTTGTGGGAAGTGCTTATTGTCATAATGGTTTACTTTTTTAACTATTGAATTTGGTGGTGGTGTTGTTATAAACTTTTTGTATGTAGGGTCTGTTTCTAAATATGGATTAAATGTAACCCAAATTTCACTACCACTTTTTCTGATAGTAGGTATTAGAAAATCCCAAGACTGTTGTGATATTTTTTCTGCTTCCTCTACCCAACATATATCTACACCTTCTGTTGATTTAATCTTTGCAGGGTCGTGTAATAATCCCTTAAATATAAACTCCGTTCCATTTTTACCTAAAATTTGTGTTTTGGTAACATAATAAAAGTTTTCCATATCTAAAGCATTTATTTGGTCACGAAGTAATTTGTGTACACTATCTTGTATTGAGTTCTGCATCTCTCTTGTGCATAAAATTCTTACTTTTCTTTGACTTCCCATTATTAGTAATGTCATAGCTACTGCCCAAGACTTACCACCACCTCTTCCACCATATAAAACTTTATACCTTGCTTTTTTTCTAAGGTCTTTAAATATTGTTGGTATTGATATTGTAATTTCTTTTTTAACTTTCAAAATGTGTACCTTAAAATGTGTAAATGTGTAAAATGTGTATCTCTAAAATGTGTACTTTGTGTAAAATGTGTAAATCTGTCCATTCTGTCCACTCAACTTTTTGTGTAATGTGTAAAGTGTGTACTTTTTCTAATCTTCATATTTAACTGTGTAACTTGCACTTTCATCTATCTTCATCTCCTGCTTTGTTGTGTATCCTCTCTCTTTTCCTAATGTATCTAGTGTATATGTTATTGCCCATTTCTCTCCATTGTTCATTGCCTGTAAAAGCTTTGTTTCTGCAAGGTCTAACACTTCTTCGTGCATATCTTCTATTGACTGTTTTAGTGTATCAAATTTGTTAATCCAATTATCTAATGTCTGTCTGCTTATGTTAGCTGTTCTACAAGCAAGTGCTTTATGTTTTCCACCTGTCTTTTGTAACACTTCTAGTATAATTTTTATCTTCTTCTTCTGTGCAGGTGTAGGGTACTGTTTCTTCTCTTTTACACTCATTCTATTAGTCCTTTTGCCTTATATCTATCATATCTCGTACTGAAAACCATTATTGCTCTATCTCTTATATCACTAAATGTTCTATTATTGTATCTAATTCCAAATTCAAACTCTACTGCTTCTAATAACTCTTCTTTGTTTATTGTGTACTTTGGATTGTCTATTCTATAAAATGTGTACTGTGCTTTTGTTTTGAATTTTCCACCTTTTCCAAATAGTTTTTCTATATCACTCTCTGTATGGAAGTTCTGTATCTTAGTCTTGTTCCCTGTACTTATAAATGATTTCTTTCCTAACTCTTCTATTTTTGTTGCTGTACTATTGTTTGTGTTACACTTTAAAGATGTTATATTTCTACTGCTTACAATTAGTGTAGTTGCTCCTGCTGATAGAAATTTTAATAATGTAACAACTTTTTTCAAGTCTGCTTCAAAAGGTACACTATTCAATACTGCATTTGCTACAACTAAATTAAATGGCTCATCTTTTGTAAGTTCTTTTAGTGTGTTCTCTAAACTATGGTATGTTTCTTTTAATGAAAATGCTAAACCTTCTCCTGCTGTTGCAAATGGCTCAAACAATGTTATATCGTGTCCTTTGTGTCTAGCAAATACAGTCTGCTTCCCATTCCCTGCTCCAAAGTCTAATATTCTTTTGTAATGTGTTTTCATATACTTACTTCTAAATGCTTCACTACCATCTGCTAATACATCTCCTACTAGCACATTTGAATATACACCACTTAAACTATTAGCTACTTGATGTCGCCTTTGTTCTAGTCTTATATTGTCCTCTTTACCTTTTAGTGAATAATTTGCTGTTATGTATCTAAATACATCATTTGTTATTCCCTTAACCACTAAGCAAGGTATCTCATCAAATATTGTTCTGTAATATTGGTATCTTGCATTTCCATTTATAATATTTAAGTTCTCATCTAAAATTATTGGTATGATTACTTTTGCTTTCATATACAGTAGTGCTGAATTGCCTTGTGCTTTCTTATCTTTGAGTTCTGTTTGGATTATTTTGTCTTTGTGTAGTAGTTGTGTGCTTTTTAAGAAGTGAAATTTATCTTTTACATCTTCAAGGCTTTCAAGATATTCTAATAACTCCTGTTGCTTTTGTGCTATATTTCCACTTGCTTCTTCATCACTAACTATTTCTTGCATCTCTTTATTAAATGCAAAGTTTACTGCATTTGTTGCACTCTTTGGTAAGTCTGCTAAGACTATACAGTATATATGTGTTTCTCCCATTGCTTTTAATGTCTTTGTTCTTTGATGTCCACTTAGTAATTTACCTGTTCTAGTGATAAATAGTGGACTTAACAACCCAAATTTTGTAAGCGATAATCTTAATAGTTTAAATTTCTCATCACTTAGTATTCGTGGATTGTTTACATCTCCTAGTACATTTCGTATCTCAACTTTTTTTAATGTAAACATACAATACTCCATTATCTTCTGCTGAATATACATCTACTTTTAAAATGTATTTTAGTAATGCTAAAAATTTATGAATACTCAATGGTGCTTTATATTTATTGTCAAAAAAGCTATAATTTAATGTAGCTACATTTTTACTAAATGCTATTTGTTCTACTTTGTAAGTTTCAATTACTTGCTTCAAGCTTTTTATCCCACTTACATTCAATCCATTTACTGCAATAAAATCAATAGCTTCTCCATAGTTCTTCAAAAAACCAAACATTCCTGTAAAGCTTTTAAAGTATGGATTTTTACTTGATGAAGATAATATTTTTTCTGAATATATAACATCTTTTGTATCATCTAATACCAATAACTGTGTACCCAAGTTAGCTACTAATGCCCTCTTAAATTCTACATTACTTATTGTCATTATTAATACCTTCTACATAGTCAATATTCTTACTATCTAATAGTTGTTTAACTTCATCTATTTTATCTGTTGTAATAATAAGCACTTTCTCCTGCTCTTTAAAATCACTCATCTTAACTTTGCTCATATCAAAACTAAGTACATCTTCACTAAAACCTTCAACTAATCCATCTATGTTTAATATACTAATATTAAAGTCTTTATCTGCACCTAAAATACCTTCAACTGTTTGCACTAATAATTCATTATCATAGTGTCCTGTTCTTGCTGTTTGATTATCATAAATTCTAAACTTATCTTTTTGTACTTGCTTTAATCCTGTAAGTTTTAGCACTTCAATTTCAGTTTCTCCATCTTCTTTCATAACTTCAAATCTTCCGTGTCCTGCAAGTATCATATTCCCATCATCTACAATAATTGGTGTTACATAACCAATATCATTTAAACTTTGTCTAATAAGTGCTAAGTTTTCTGCTGTATGTACTTTTTCATTTTTAGGGTTTGCTTTTATATCGTTTACTTTTAGTGTAACTACTTTTTTATTCGTTGCCATTTTATTTTCCTTTTTTATTTAATTGCTAAGATACCTGTAAATGTGTATCTCTTCCAAAATATTTCTATTTTTCTAAAACCTGCATCTCTTAACATTTGTATATTTTCATCAAGTGTATATAGCTTCATTTGATGTCTTAAATCATATTCTTTATCAAGGATTTCTGTATCTGAAAAATGCTCTCTTTTATGGTCATAATACATAAATGATAATATATCTTGTAGCTTTGAACTTTCTGCTAACATCTTTTCGCAAAATATAAAACCTGCTCCATAGTTCATTGAATTATAAACTTTTTGTACTGCTTTAAATCTTTTATGCTGTGGTATAAATTGCATTGTAAATACTGATGTTATCAAACTAGCATTTGTCATATTCTCAACATCAAATAAATCCATCTTTTTAAATAGTGCATTATTATTATTCTCTAATGCTTTTGTAAAATTTCCTTCTTTTTCTATACCTATCACATTTGCTGTTGTATGTTTTTTAGCTAAGTCATACACAAGCTTTCCACTACTGCACCCTACATCATAAACATTTGTGTTTGCTTCTACAAAATATTCAGATAGATTTTGAATATCCTGCACCAACTCTCCATAACCTTTGATACTGTTTTCAATATGTGCATCAAAGTTTTTTATACTACTAAAGTCAAAGTTTTTTTCATTTCCCATTTTATTCTCCTGTTTGTGTTCCAAGCATTTCCAAAAATGATACTCTTGTGTATATGCTTCTTATGCCTAATTTTTTAAATTCGCTTTGTGTAGTAAAATTACTTTCAATAGCGATAAAATCATTTACTTCATAATCCCCACTCATTAAAAGTCTTTCTACATATTCTCTTTTAAAATCGTGTACTTTTTTAAATCTGTTTTTATAAGACTTGAATACTGCTACATCTATTTTTAGTCCTAAGTCCTTTTCAATCTTTGCAAGTGTTTCTTCTTGGTAATTGTCTGTTCTTGCTGTTACCAAATGGATTTCAAAACCACTCTGAATTGCACTTGCTAACTCTTTACTATAAATATCCCCTTGTACATTATATGTAAATGTTCTAAAGTTATTACTTTCTTTCTCATCTCTTTACTCCACTTCTGTTTTAATTTCTTCAATCATTTCTGACAACTGACTTGATATATTCCCATCTTTTTCATTTACCAATTTATATAACTTTTCAATAATTTCACATTTTGTTTCCTCATATTCATCATCTGACAAAAATAGTTCTTCTAAAACTTCCTCTTTTAATTCAGGCACAGTTGCTTCAAATCCAAACCAAGCCATATCATTTGCACTCATTGGCTCTGCTCCAAAGTCTTTCATTAACTCTATTATTTCATCGTGATATTCTCTTGCAAAAGGCTCTGTATCTGAATAATAAATTAACTCTCCAATACAACCATTTACACAAGCATAATTTTCTGCATTGTCAAACCATTCTGTCGCTTCTTCTTTTGAGTATCCTGTTAGTTCTCCAACAACTATATCTTTTACTGCTTCTCTTAAATTTGCCATCTTCTTTCCTTTTTATCTTTTGATACCCTAATTATACCAAGTTTTCGTTAAAATGTCAAGTGTTTTGAGTTGTTTTCACAAGTTTTTGTTAATTTATTAATATCCTGTTCCAATATCATCTATATCTGCTTCTCCATCTTTTAACTCTTCAAATAGTTCTCTTGATGGAAGCTTATCTACTGTTACATACTGTGGACATCTTGCTTCTAGTTCTCTTATTGCTTCTTCTCTCCTCTTTGCTTTTTACATTGCTTATTGCTTTTATTATGTGTTCGTTCAACATATCTTTCTACCTTTGTTTTTCTGCTGTCATATACAAAACCAAGTATTGTACACTCAACATATTTATCTAATGATTTACTTACTATTTTTAATGCCATTTTGCACTACTCCAAAACTAATAATTATTCACTTTAGAGTGGTGCAAGTATTGCTACTTGCTACCTGTGCTTCCAAACCCACCTGCTCTATTTGCACTTCTTCTAAATTTATCATCTAGTAATTCCATTCCATAATGTTTGTGAAAAATAAGCTGTCCTACTCTATCTCCCTTTTTTATATGAAATGTACCTGCTTCAAAGTTTGAGTTATACACAATCTGTTTTATTTCATCTTTGTAGCCTATATCAATTATTCCTACACCATTTGGTAAAACTAATCCTTTTGCACCATAACTACTTCTAAGATATAATCCAACATAAAAACCTTGCTTTGCTAAACTACTTACATTTTTTACATTTAGTGATATTCCAAGTGGAACTAACTTTGTTTGTCCTGCATATATTGTTACATCTTCATTTGCATATACATCATATCCTGCACATTCATTTGTTTGTGCTTGTGGAAGTGTTGCACCATTTGTTATTTTTTTAAACATCTTTTTTTACCTCTTCCATTATTGTTTTGTAATGTTCAAAACTAATAAATCCACTACTTTCATTTACCCCACCTGCTACTTTATTAACTGCATATTTAATTCTTTTGTTTTTCTCTATATGATTATCAATCTTAGCTGATAAATTTACAATTATATTTACAAGATTACTTTTACCCATTCTTTTTAGCTTTTTTCTTGCATCTTTTACTATTGCTTCTTTATCATTCTCTGATAAATTTTCAGTATCTATTGCTTCCTCTTTAACTTTTTCCATCTTCTATCTCCAATACTTTTTTTATGATTAAATCTTCATCTAGCTTAACTTCAAAACTTATTCCTATTGGCTCTCCGTTTCTTGTTTCAACTTTGTGTGTATCTAGTATATAGCAAATTGCATCTTCCCAACCTGCTTTATACTCATTACTTCTATCATCATCTTTTGATAAAAATAGTTCTCTTATATCTACTGCCATTAAAAAGGTATTTCATCTTCATTAATATCTATTGCAGGTGCTTCTTGTGGCAATTCTCCCTGTTGTGGCTGATACTGTTGCTGTGGCTGATTTTCATATACTACTTGTGGTGCAGGTCTTTCGTATGTGTTTGTTAATTTTGAAGGCTCATATTTTTTAATCTCAAATATTTTACCACCATTTTGAGTTGCTTTAGCTTTAAATGTAGCAATTACATATCTATCAGGTATGATATTTGTATCAACAACATTTGGCAACTTTAGTGCCTTTGTTAGCATCTTTATTTTCCACATTGCATTATTTGTTATTACAAATTCATCTATCGCCCAATGTCCTACTTTGTCTTGAAAATGTACCTTAAATGATGGATTACCATTTTTAGTTGTATGCTCTGTAACTTTTACTGCTTTTAGGATTATTGCACCTTCTCGCTTTATATACACTCTCTCTGTTTCTTCTACACTTACACCTGTTGTATCCACTATCATCTTGTAACCCTTATACCTGCTGATTTTTCTTCTGTAACTTCACTAGCAATACTTCTAGTTTTTACACCTTTTTCTTCCAACATTTTTACTAAATCATCTTTGCTCAAATCTCCTAATGATACATACTTTCGTTTTACCATTATCTGTTTATCTGATACTGTTTTGATTACTTTTTTAGCTTCTTGAAATGTGATAGATTTAAGTGTTGCACCTTCCAACTTCTTAATACCTTTTTCTCCCATATACTGTGTAGTATATTCTCTCAATCTAATTTCGCCTTGCTTAAACTTTTTAAGTTCCAAATCAACTGCTCTTTTTAAATCTTTACCTGCTTCTATGTTTGAAGCTAATGTATTATCAACTTTTGCAAAAACATCTGCTTCATTATCTGATGCTTCAATTATTGCTACAAATCCATCATAATCTGCTTCAATTACTTGTCCTGCTAAACTACCTTTTGTAATTTTTGGAACTACTAAATCTTTACTCATCTAAATCTCCTTATATTTTATTTGATATTTTTTATCATCTTCTAATATGTTTCCTAAACCATTGATAACACCTTCTTTATCGCCTGTAATTGCTATTGTGCTTTTTTCATCTTCTTCCATTGTTTCTTGCATTTTAGCAAATGCCATTAGCTTATCTAGCTTATCTCCAACTTTTCTGCTTGTATATACAGCATTTAAACTTACCTTGTGAAACTCTGATACATCTTTGGCTTTAAAATTATACTTACCCCTGCTATCTTTTATAGATAATAGCTTTCTTACATTTTCATTCATCTATTCTTTCTCCTTTTTGAATTTTACACCATTATACCTTTTATTTCTCAATAAATCAACTGTTTTGATGTATAACTCCACCTTCATCTATATATTTCTCATTATAAAACTTCGCTGTTTCTTCAAAAAACTCTATCAAATCATCTATTAATAATTTATGGTGTTTTACAAAATCACTCTTTGTAACACTATGATACGACTTACCACCCCAACTATGCACAAATCCCATTAATGGAACTTGCATATAATCATTTCTTGCAGGTGTTCTTCCGTGAATATGATGGCAATGTATATTATTTGCTCCTGTACCTCTATCTGCACATAATCCTGTAACTATACATTTTTGAGTACCTAACCATTTTGAATATTTATCATCTATGATGTCATTCTTTTTTACTTTAGGTTTTTTATTGCTACCTTTTCTGTTCCAATCATAGTTCTTTTTTCCAAAACTTCCTTTTGATGGCTTCTTCCCAAATGTACTTTCTTTTTTCTTTTTTGGTTTTCCAAGTTGCTGTTCCTTACTGTACCCTAGCATTTGCACTCTCTTTATACATTTTTATTGCATATCTCTTTTTCCCACTATGTTTTTCATTTTGCTTTATAGAATTATATGTATCTTGCAAACAACTTCTTAGTTCATCTGCTCTTGCTTTCCATTCAATAGCATTTGTTTTGTACATATCTTTTTTTCTAGTTAGTTCTGTGTTTCTATTTTTCAATGTTTTATTTGAAGCATCTAATGCCTGTATCATATTCTCTTGCTCTGCTATTATTATTTTTCTCCTGTCTTTTTTTTCT